GGCAAAACCCGCGTTTTCGCGGCAGCGCCAATGGATTTCCTCATTGTTTTTAGGCAATATTTCTTATGTTTTATTGTCCACATGATGAAGAATCGGATTGTGAATGAAAGCGCGGTTGGAATTCGAGCTCAGTCGAGAGAGTGGACCCAACTCTACCACAAACTCCAAACGAAAGGCAACAGAGTTATCGCTGGTGATTTTTCGAACTATGATGGTTCGTTGAATCCCGAGATTCTCTGGGTTGTTTATGATATTATCGAGGAATACTACGTGGGATCTACGCCTGAAGAGAGACGGGTAAGAAGATTCCTGTGGGAAGCCTTGGTGAATTCAAAACACCTGATGGGTTGCATTATTTACCAACTCAATCATAGCCAGCCATCTGGCAATCCATCTACGGCTGTACTGAACACCATGTACAACTCTCTTGCATGCCGATATGTCTTTTTCAAGACTTATGATATCGACAACGAAGCCTGTTTCTCCGATTACGTGTCTATGATCGCGTACGGTGATGACAATGTTTTGAACGTGTCGAGTCAAGTGCCAGACTTTAGTCAAGCACAGATGGCTCACGAATTTGCCAAGATCGGGATGATCTACACGGATGAAACAAAGTCAGGCTCTTTGAGAGATAAGACCATAGCCGAAGTTGCCTTTCTAAAGCGAAAATTCGCTTATGACCCAGCAATGGCCACATGCTATTGCCCGCTTGCGCTACCATCCATTTTGGAATGCTTTAACTGGATCAAAAAGACCGACCAGGAAGGCGAAATCATGCGCCAGCTAGCCACAAGTGCATATGTAGAACTATCTATGCACGAAGAAGATGTGTTTGACGAATACACACAGAAAATTCGTCTAGCCCTAGGGCGAGGGTACGGATGTGCCCCCACTCGCTATCGTTACCACGAATATCGCGGAATGATGATCACAGGGGAGTTGATTACTCGCTTCCCAGACTTAGAATGGGCCTAAGTCTTAATAAAAACTTCAACTTAACAATAACCACGTTTTCTTGTCATTGAGAACCGCTTGGACTCGATGGTCGAATGTTATTTTGAACAACTCAAAAGAATTAGGAGCTTGAGTTGGCATGAGCTGCAAAGCCATGTGTTTATCACACATATATCTAAATTTTAGTTTACACACACACACACAGAAAGGAGGTTACCTTAATTGGTTGTCTCTGAGATTCTTGCCTTAACCAGCCGGGATCAAACCCAACACTACACTAACCAAATGTTGCTTTAACTAGCCGTGTTTGGGGGTTGCCTTAATTGGCCGTCCACAAGGGTTGCCTTAATTGGCCGTCCGCCTTAGTTCTTGTTCTCACTTTCTATGTTAGGTACACAAAATACAGTCATATACAC